TAAGATCAGGGTCTGTCACCTGAGCGAGAACGCCCGTGTTTATATCCCACAGGAATAGATTGTTGTTCGATGCAATGCCGATATAGTCAAAGCTGTAGTCAAGGGTTACATATTGGCCATCGTTACCAACATCGCCCAATATCGTCACAGCGCCGTTGCTGGCAACTGATACGAACTTTGAACCCATGACGCGGTAGCAAACGCCGTTGTAGTTTATGCCACCGCGATCAATGCCAGGGCCAGTGCCGTTGCCGACAATGCCTTCAGCGGGTCGCAAGTAACCATTACTGATTCCGTTCGCCTTTGGCACAGGGACAAAGTTCACCGGATAGGACGTGCGAAAGTCCGGCCCGTTGTCCGTGTAAATGCCACTAAGGATTGGAATCTGCGTCATTTCACCACTTTACCTTATCAGCCCAAAACGCCGCGCTCATTTTACCCTTGGCAATGTTCTTTGCGTGCCTAGCTTTAAATGATGCACGCTTCTTTTTCATCGCCTCAGATTCGCCAGCCTTTGGTTTGCCAGCAGTATTCGCGCCTTGCTCACCGAAGCGGATTGTCTTAACCTTATCGCCTTCTTTAGCGACAACGACATGGGACTTCTTCGGATGGTTAGGTGTGCGCTTAGGCTTGTTATAGCCAGCGACACCTGCACGAGTAAGGCGCGAATCCTTTTTCATGTAGGATGCTTACTTCTTTTTCTTCTTGGCTTTGGTCATCATCATTGGCTTGGCAGCTTTACCAGCAGCCTTCTTTGTCATTGCCATGCCCTTTGAACCGTAGCTCATTTTTCCGCCACCCATTTTCATTTCAATTCTCCATTAACTAAGTTTAACTTAACCGACGAACCAAGCAGTGCCGTTGCTGAACACTGGAACTTGGTTTGAACCACCACCAGCAGCGGCAGCGTTGAACGTTGTCGTGTTGCAGTTAGTGATGAATGCACGCGCACCAGCATTGCCAACAGCATTAGGAAGCTGGTCAAAGCGAACAGGCGTTGTCTGCACTGACGAACAAGTAACAGCGCCTAGATTGACCTGACTGTAGTCAATGAGCGTTGTAATGGATGCACGACGGCTGTCCCCTTGATTGGGAACCCATAAAACAACATTGTCACCGCCTGATACTTGCGTAATCAGCGGAAGGAAATTGATAGTAGGCATTGCTTAACTCCACTCAATGGGGCCATCTGGCCCAGCGTCAACAGGGTCGATAGGCGGATAGACGTAAGGATTATCCCAGCGCCAAGGCTTGTTGCCCTGACCAATAGGCATTGTTTCTGGAAGTTGTTTTTCAAGCGGGAATGCTGCACGCTGCATCAGCACGTTATAAGCGTTCTTTGCCACCATCTTAGTCTCAGGAGATACAGCCTTACCATATCCAGGCGCAATGCGAACAGCGAGGTTTGTTATCACCGCTTCCCATGCACTGTCAGGCGTGTTGGTCTCTGTGTCTAGATCGGCTTGTTGTGGGCTGCTGGAGATTGGATAACCAAGGCGAATGCCCTGTGCGTTCCATTCCATCATCATGGCATCCAAGCGACGTAGAGCGCCTTCAAGCTGTTCTGGCTGAAGGTCGAACACGTAATCTGCCAAGCCTATTTCTTCAAAGGCTCCAGTTACGAATTGTCTCTTGGTATATCCCACGATCAATCCTCCAGTTTTTCCGCAATGCGTTCAGCAAGCTTCTTATCAGAAGTGCGAGCATTAAACGAGACATTTAGTTCTTTCGCCTTTGCCTCTAGTTCATCGCGGGTTGGTTCTGATACGTCATCAACGGCATCTTCGAAGGCTTCAGCCTTTGCGATGATTGCATCCGCACGCTTTCCAGATACTGCTTCTTCATAAGACGCAGACCAGCCTTTAGCGATTAATGCGTCAAATGCTGCCTTATCCTCAGCACTCCGGTAGGCATACGTCATGCCACGGGGCTTCTTGTGAGGGCCAGGGGTGCGATAAACTATGGTTGGGAAGTCTGTCATTTCTTTGCCTTCCGCTTTGGAGCCTTCGATGGCTTGCCAGCTTTCATTGCTGCATCGCGTGCGACATTAAGCGCAATAGCGATGGCTTGCTTCTTAGGGCGACCAGACTTTTCTTCCATCTTGATATTCTTGCCGATGCTTGACCGGCTGTAACCTTTTTTCAATGGCATTGGTTCGCTCCTACAAGAAAGAGGGGGAAGCCGAAGCTCCCCCCATCCCTATTAAGTTTGGTTGAAAAGCAGGATGCCTGCCATTTCAGGGTTCGTCATGACCACACCATACAGTGTGTCCAGCGTGTAAAGCGTCTGGAAGGTCAGTGGGTCGAACTTCTTGGTCATGACCAATTCGATACCCTGATCCGTCGATGCACGAAGAACGTCAACGCCTGCGCCATCTGGAACAGCATAGCGACCTGGGAGGAGTTCAATCGAATCCTTGCGCCAGAATGGGTTGATGTTCGAAGCCGCAACGTTCAAGAAGTTGATGCTTGCAGTTGCCGAAGTAGCAAAAACTTCAACGTTCTGATACTGAAGTTCAGCATCCGTTGGAGCCGAGTTAGCACCGATGATCGGAGGGCTGATAACCATCGAAGTGCCGTTGACAACTTCAATGACGCGGAACGTCTTGAGTTCGCCAGTCGAACGCTTCGTGATGTGGTGAACAGCTTCAATGCCATCAATCGTGAACGCATCGCCAGCAACAACGCCAGTTGTCGAGGAGACGGTGACGGTCTGATAGCGGTTGTCAACGTTGAGAATGCCGCCAGTGCTGGTGGTGGTCGCTTGAGGAACGTAACGAACCTGAGCGCCATTGGTAGCGATGGTGACAGTTGCAGCGTTAGCAGCGCAACGGTTAGCATAGTCGAGCTTGTAGGTCTGGAAGCTTGCGACTTCACCAACGAACGAACGCTCATATGCGTTAGCCGACTTCGTGCCAGTGAACGAGCGAGTCGATACTGCCAAGTTGCCAGCCATGCCGTTGTAATCGCGGCTCGACAAAGCGAGGTAACGATCACCAGCCATAACACCCTGTTCGTTCATGATGCTGTCGCAAAGCGCGATGTCATCATAATCGCCAGCGGCGGTAGCTACGTCAACAACAAGCGTACCTTGAGCAGCAGCCAAATCCATAACAGAAAGGTTGATGTCCGAAGCAAGCTTCTGCTTTGCTGAATCGCCCAAGCGACCTTCCTGCAACGCATCACGCAGTTCCAGTGCGTTCATCTGCCAAGCAGAGCACTTGTTGAAACCGAGAGTCGATGGAACAGAAAGCTGAGTCATGTTGGTGACATCGCCAGCAATCGAAGTGCCTACAACGCGGTCGAATGACTGAGCGATGTAAGGTTGTGGACGCCAGATGGTGTCGCGTGCGCGTTCCATTGTTACGCCGTTGGTGTTGTATACGTTGATGTTCTTTGACAGGATCAAAGCATCGTTGAAGCCTTCGAGGATGTCCTCAAAAGCAACAATTTCTTCTTTCGAAAAAGCGTTAGCCATTATATTAACTCCAAATTAAAATATTAGGTTTATTTCTTGCCACGTTTGTAAGCCATGACCTTTGACAAGTCGCCGGTCTTCAAGGCTTCCTCACGTAAGCGATCAAGTGCTGAGTCTACAGAACCAGAAATGCGACCACCACCACTAGTGATTGTGCGTTCAGGCGCTGTTGCTGCCTTGCGATTAGTTACTTTCAACTGAGTCTCCAGTTTAGCTACCGCGAAGGCAAACTTCACGGGGTCATTGATTGAGGCTAATTCCTTGGCACGCTTTTGGCTCTTACCAAGGGCGTAAATCAGGTGTGCAGGATTTTCAGAACCCTGAAGAACAATTCCCTGTTGCGTGACGTTGAAGGTGTCTAGCGCAAACGCTTCGGCATCTTCGTAATCCCGCACCTTTAGCGAGGCACGAGCCTTCGCATAGGAATCAAGCTTGTCCTGCCATTCTTTGGCTTCAGCATCTCGCTTGGCCGCCGCATTGGTTTCGACTGCATCGTATTCGCGTTTATGCTCATACCATTCAGCCAGCTTGTTTTCATATTCGTCAGAATCGTAATCACAACTTTCGAGCGTTGGCTTTGCTTTCAGTTCAACCGGCTTGGTCTCAGTTGCTGTAGCAGTTAGCTTTGCTTTCAGTTCGCGGATTTCACGTTCTTTTTCCCGATTTGCTTTACGCAACTCACGAACCCATGCAGGTGCGCGAGCTTCTTCCTCTTGAGGTGGCGATTCCTCACCTATCGAAATAACAACTTCATCCTCATCATCATCTTCATCTTCATCATCAACCGAGACGGCAAGGTTCTCATCATCAGTATCGGATTCAGTATCAAGTTCAGCTAATTCAAAAGCGTCGTCATTCTCCAGTTCTGCCGTTTTCATATTTTACCCCGTAAGCTCACCCAAATTGCGTGGTGGGTGGAACCACATTCGTTTGCGGCTGTAGTGCAGCCCCAATCTTTTCAGCCGTTTCAATCGCTGACTTGCGCTGGTCAATGTCAATGTTTGAAATGGTCTCTGCCGTTTTAGCACGGGTTTCTTCCGTGCGTGCAATGCTGTATTCTGTGTCGGCTTGAGCCTTCAATGCCAAAGCCTCAGCCTTGGCGGACTCTGCCATCAAGTACATAGATTGCGGATCAGGCTGCTGGCCTTGAGCCATAGCCGCTTCCATCATCTGCTGCTGTTCTTCTTCGGTAGGCTTAACAACGCCAAGCTGTACAAGTTTCGTTCTGAAGAAGTCCTTGATGTCGCCAATGCCTTCGCCGTCCATGTTCATGATTGCCATCGACTGGAGAATCATTTGCGTTTCAGGGTCGGTAGTTACTTGCATCATGCCTGTGAGAGCGCGGACAGTAGCTTCACGGCGGCTGGTGAACGATGGGCCTACGTCAACAGATACGTCAAACGTCGCCTTACTCAGATCGTTCTCATAAACCAACTCACCAGTTTCGGAGTCAATGATTGGCTTCATCAGCTCGACCGTGCCAACCTGATCCATCTGGTCAAGCGACTTCATCTTGCGGCCTTCTTCGACATAAACGTCTTTAGCCATTGACAGCCATATCTCACCGCAACGACGCATAGCCTTCGCCATGTTGGTCATGTAGATGAACGACTGCATATCCAAGCGCGTCTGGATAAGCTCTACAGCCTTGCCACTGATGTTGCTTACCATCTTGTCGGCTTGCTGGTTGTTACCCAGAATCTCAGCCATGTCCTGCTCTGTCAACTGCAAGAGAGCAGCCATCGCCGGAGGAATGTCAGATGACTTCGTGTAGGCAACAGGGCCAGCAGCTTGCATCTCACCATTCGGGCCAGTGATTGGGTTGACCAACAGGTATGGATAGTTGCGGATGTTATCCTCTGCCCACATCGCCTGGTGACCAATGACTTGCTCAGGAACAAGGATTGGCTTTTCAACAGATGAAAGCGCACTGATCTCACCCAGCTTAGATAGCTGCATATTCTTCAGGCGCTGCGGGTCTTTTGCTAGGCGCACATGGCCCATACAACGCTCGACGTTATCAACGAACCAACGCTTGCCGTAGTAAGGAACAATCGGAATGTTCTTGCCAGCGATGTAGCCAGAGTCCTCAAGGATGCCGCCACCGCTTAGGATGTACTTGTGAACCCTGCGGCGCTTAACTCGCTTCTGGCGCACTTCTACAGTGCCAACAGCCATCAAGGTTTCTTCTAGTGTTTCGTCTGCGTCAAAGTCAGCCTGCGTGTAGCGTTCTTCTTCACCGTCTATGGTAGCGAATATGCGGATGGTCTCGCGCACTTCTTCAACGCGGTAATACTCAGCCACATAAACAACGTCAGGCGTATCCCAGTCATACTCGTACTGGTGGATTTCCTTGGGCCATGTCGATGGGTCATCATTCCATTCGGCTCTGTAAGCGTCACGGGTCATGGAATACAGAACGAAGCAATACTTAGCGTCCGACTTGTCCTGCTTCTTTGCGTCTAGGTCAAAGAATACCGAGCTGTCAGCATCGTATATCGGCTCGAACCGAATGCGCTGCTTTTCATTCTCATCATCTTCATCGTCTTCATAGGTAGTGCGTAAACGCCATGCGCCAAAGCCGCCGCCAACACCTTCTTCAAAAGCATTGTCGAAAGCTTCATCTGCAACGCTGTCTTGTTCGTCAGCACGGTAAAGACCATTGCAAGTCTCAGCGAGGCCATCGTCAGGGCTTCCGTCTTTAGATACGAAGTCAACGCCGATGCGGTTGTTGCGATATTCGTTAATGATACGAATGACGCTAAGGTGGATTTTGTTTACCTCGAAGCGAGGCTTGTTCTCGAACTGCTCACCGATGGGGCCTTCCCATTGTGCGCCAGCGATAGAATAGAATCTGCGGTCTTGGAGACACTGCAAGCGCTCATCACGCATGGAAGATTGGCAACGATCAAACTCGTTCAGCGCGTTTTGATGCACGTTGTTTAGCCGTTGCTCTTTATTCAATCGCGCCATTTACCACCTTACATCTTTCAAAGCGCCAGCAGTTCATATCCCCACCAGCTCCATGCTTGCCGCAATGTGGACACGCCACTGGACTACATGAACCTGTCTTAACACCAATCTTAGCTCTTGACAATGTTTGTATTTGCTCATGCGTAATCCATCTACCACTTGCTTACAGTAGCTATAGGCATAACATCAAACACTTTCGGAGGAGCGGCTCTCCTGGAAGCTTCACAGGCGTAGCGAAGTGCGTCGATCAAATGGTTGTCCTTATCCGCAAGCACGGGCAAGACTGCGCCTGTCAAGGGGTCAGTTTTATAACTGTAGCAGCTTAGTTCGTCAATCGTGTGAACGCAGCGCGGATGCACAACAATGTCATGAGACTTGAGCCATTCGATGCCTTCCTCAACAGACTTTGGCCCTTTGACTGCCGACATTATCTTTGGAAAGCCATTCTTCTTCATGTGGCTGATTGTTTCAGGACGGGCGCTGTCAGCTATTATGGGCCACTTCTCCGACTCTGGAACAGTGAGGAATAGAGATGGCGTGTCCATAATCTCGCAGCCGACTTGATACGCTTCATGATCGACGTAGATTGTTCTGCCGACAACATGGCAGCGGATAAGCACAGTAGGGTCAGATGCAAAGCCCCAGTCAGCGCCGAAGCGATGCGTTGCGTCATCTGGAGATTCAAAGTCCTCCACCTTCCAGTTGCGGAACACCCGTGCTTCGCTGTTGGAAAGATAACCGCCTAGCCAAACGTGCTGGTATTTGTCAGGGTCACGCTGTCGATCATATTCCATCTCAGCGCGTAGGACATCAGGGAACCAAGGGTTATCTCTGTAGTTTACCTCTTGAACAATTGCGTCTGGTGGCGGGTTCTCACCGCGCAGCAACAGGTCGATAGGGTCTGTGTCTTTGCTGGGGTTCCAAGTAAACCATAACTCAGACTCTGGCTTACGGATTGTCGGGCGC